TGGTAGATGATTCAATGGAGATGATGGATGTGCGCCTGTCACAATTAAATGACCTGCGTGATAAGTCTTGGGCATTGAAAAATATGTTTGACTTTCGTCCACCTGCAAGAGAGGATGGTAACCCTGAGCATTGGAAGCCTTATGTGTTACCTGATGATCCAACCGCTTGGTATTATAACAAGGAGACAGAGTAATGATTGCAAGTAAAGCTATCAAGGTCTACGCCAGTGTAGGCCAGCCTGATGGTGAGTATGTCACCACGGTATTCAGCGCAGATGATGCGATAAAGGTTCGCACCAAACTGTTCAAGCGCACAGGCATACGCCGTGTAATATTCAAGACAGTAAAAGAAAAAGAGCTTGCATCATACACCAATAATGAGGTACACCAGTTATGAAAGTACATCCATTCAACACCACTAACCTGATACCAGCCTCAGATTACTACTACAAATTATTGAGGCAGATTGATGATGCATACTGGAACGGTGGAACGGCTAAGGCACTAGAGCTTACAGCTAAGGACGTTAAGGAACATGTAGATAGAGGTGAAGTATGGTATCCTACATTTTAATGCATGCCCTGCCACTAGCAGTAGTGACTGTTTACTTAGCAGGGTTCCTGTACCTCTGGTACGCTAACGTAAAAGGAGACTAACATGAATATCCCCAAGGCTTCATCAACACTACAGGAAGTCATTGATTTTTATAGTAAATCTGCTGTATTTGGTCGTCTGGCAGGTTCTACACAGAAAGATTATGACATCCATCTTGCTGCCGTATCTGGCACAGTGGTTGAGGGTAAGGCTCTTGGGGATTATCGCCATAAGAATATCAAGGTACGTCATCTTACTCAGGCTTATGAGGAGTGGCTGTCTGTCGGGGTTCGGACAGCTAACTACCGCAAGTCTGTGCTATCTACTGCGTGGAGGCACTCAATGAGACATGACGTAATGACGCATGATCCTGTAGCTCTGGTACAAACCAGGTCTGGTCAACCACGGCGTGTACTGTGGAGCCGCGATCAAGTGCAGTCATTCCTTGCAACATCTTATGGTGACTTCCGCTGGCGCAGCATTGGTCTGATCGTCCACATGGCATATGATTGGGGGCAGCGTGTTGGTGACATGCGCCTTCTCAAGTGGGATAAGCTAGACTTAACCCAGTGCCGCTTGGATTTGACACAGAGCAAGCGCAACGCAGAGATACATTTACCTATCTCAGCAGGGTTGTGCGATATGCTGCGCCAGCAGAAGGAAGACTTTGGGTTTCAAGAATATGTAGCGCCGCGTGTTAAGCCACGCGCTAATGCGTACTCGCCCTATGACAAACTAGAAATAAGCTATCTTATCAATGACGTACTAAAGGAAGCTAATCTACCTACCACACTGACAGCCATGGACTTACGGCGCACAGCAGTGACAGAGATGATGGAAGGTGGGGTAGACTTAGCAGGTATCATGCAGGTGACGGGCCACAAGAACGTGGCATCCATCAAGCCTTACATGGTCAACACATTCAGTGGTGCATCCAAGGCACTATCAGCTAGAGGAAACGATGACGATGAACATTCGTAGTTACGTTGAAGCCCTAAACCTACACGATGGTGACACCTATCGTAATAACTGCCCTCAGTGCAAGGGTAAGGGTACATTCACAGCCATGAACGATGGCGGCACAATGAAGTATAACTGCTACAAGCTAGGCTGTCGGGTGGGTGGCATCTATGAGACAGACATGACAGCAGCAGAGATAATTATGCGTATGAAACCACCACCTGAGAGAGGCACAGAAGAGGCTGAAACCATGGAAATACCTGCTTACCTAGTCAACCCTACCTTTGAGCATACCAAGCATAAGGATTTTGTTTTGCGCTGGGGTATCCGCGACTATCCTGGCTTGATGTATGATGTTAAACAGGAGCGTGTTGTGTTTCCAATACACTACCGTGGGCGTTTGATTGATGCAGTGGGACGTGCAGTAGGTAAGCGCAGCCAGCCTAAGTGGTATCGCTATACTGGTGAGGCTGACTACTTCACAGTGGGCAGTGGTGATGTCGTATTAATTGTAGAAGATGTCGTTTCTGCAGTAGTTGCAAGCCAGCTGCTACCTAACATCACAGCCTTGGCTATCCTTGGCACATCACTATCCACTAAGCACATGGATAAGGTGGGTGAGTATCGAAAGGTAGCCATAGCCCTTGATCCTGACGCCATGGATAAAACTTTACAGTTCCGTAGAGAGATTGAGCTATGGACAGGCGTTGATACATTTGCTATGAAGCTGTATGATGATATAAAATATAAAGTACCTGACGATATTAAACAACTAAAGGAAGTCTGCAAATGATTAAAGCAACTTACATTGAGCATATGGGATCTGACCTGTCTGTAGTAAATGCTGCTAGAGTAAGCTTTGGTAAAAAGAGTGAGCTTGAATGCATAGATATGGTTAAGGGTAAGTATATACTTTCACACAAGGACGATAAACTAATCCAATACCTAGCCAAGCACAAACATATCAGCCCATTCGGGCATTGCTTTGCCAGCTTCCACATCAAGGCACCAGTCTTTGTAGCTAGACAGCTAGTCAAGCATAAGTTCCTCAGATGGAATGAGATTAGCCGTAGATATGTGGATAGTGAGCCTGAGTTTTACACACCTACAGAATGGCGTGGCCGTAGCGAAGATAAGAAGCAAGGATCTACTGGGATTGTAAAGGTAAGGGGCAGTGTACCTGTAGGTAGAGCTATGTATGCTTGTACTGATGCATATCAGGGTTTACTTAAAGCAGGTGTATGCCCTGAGCAAGCCCGTATGGTACTGCCACAGTCTATGATGACTGAGTGGTACTGGTCAGGTAGCTTGGATGCATTTGCTGACATGTGTAACCTACGCTGCAAGTCTGACACACAGTACGAGACACGAGTAGTTGCACAACAGATTGATCGTAAGATGATTGAGCTATTCCCTGTATCGTGGGACGCACTGACGGAGGATGAATGATGACAGGTAACATTAACGGTGCAATCAAGGCAGCGGCTATTGTAGCATTACTAATTGCTGCACCACCAGTGCTAATAGCTATGACGTATGATGACTATCCAAAGTATTGTAAACTGTCTATTCTTTTGCCGTGTATAGGAGTAAATTAATGAGAGATGCGGATAACGTAAACAGCCCAGCGCATTATGGTAAGGGTAAGATAGAATGTATTGATTATATCGAAGACTTCTTGACAAAGGAAGAGTTCATAGGTTATCTACGTGGTAACATAGCTAAGTACCTACACCGCTGGCGTTACAAGAATAAACAAGAGGATCTACTTAAGTCACAGTGGTACTTGGAACGGTTGATACAGCTAGAAGGAAAGGGCACAGCATGATACCTATAGGTCAACTAAGATTGTTACTCACTAAGGCTGGGCTAGAGTTTGTCATCACTCGTGTTGATGGTAACGTGGCACACGTAAACATTCTTGTAGGAGAACAACCAGATGTACACAGTTGAGTTTGAATCAGATGCTTCTGTAATCACAACACTTGATCAGCATGATGAACATGAAGACGTTGAGGTTATACTAGGTGATGATGGTGTTGTATTTATGAGACAGTATGAACCAGAAATGGACGCTTATCAAATGTTAATCATGAGCAGCCAACAATTATTAGATATTATAGCTGCATACAATAGCAAAGAAGGGGCGTATTACTTGGAGTTAAGACATGAGCGATGAAGGTTTGTACTTTTTGATTGGATCTTTATCCATTTATGTGTTAGCCGTACCGCTACTATATCACATGGTAGAGCCAGAAGATCCTGAGGAGAATAATTCTGGCCCTATTAAATTTGCACTCATGTGGCCTCTAGTGGCCCTTGATGTTATATACCATATAATTGTAGGAGAGAATAACAATGATGGAACTGGCCCTTATTAAAACGTTACTTGACCGTGACTTTTATAATCAACACAAGGGCATTCGTTGCCCCGACAAGATCTTTAGTAAGGATGTACGCAAGATTAAGCAAGCACTAGACAGCGCCATGGAAACATACGATGGCAGCATGAATGTGCAGGACTTGCAGGCTGTGTTCAACCGTATGAACCAGAGCATGACCACCGCCACACGTACAGCATATGATGCACTCTTTCGCCGCATAGATATTGCTGAGCCTATCAAGGAAGATATAGCACAGGACACACTGTCACATTTATTTCAGCAGCACGTTGGGGATGTTGTGGCTAACCTGGGTTTTGACTACGTGAATGGTACAGAGAATAGCCTTGAGCCACTGCGTCATCTACTTGAGGAATACAAGAATGACTTTACACCTAACCTGCGTGTTGACTGGGAAGATGATGACCTTGATACAATCCTAGATGCTACCGCCCTTGAGTCACGTTGGTCATTCAACATACCTACCCTAGCCCGTAAGGTAGAGGGTGTCAGTGGTGGTCACCTTGTTGTGGTAGGCGCACGTCCCAACACAGGTAAGACATCCTTCCACGCCTCTCTTATCGCAGCTGATGGTGGCTTTGCTCATCAAGGCGCACGTTGTATTATCCTCTGCAATGAGGAAGCATACACAAGGGTAGCGTCACGTTACGTCAGTGCCTCTGCTAATATGACAATGAAGGAAGTAAGAGAGAACCAAGCCCTAGCACGTATGCGCTATGAGCCTGTGCGTAAGAACATCATGTTCAAGGAAAGCACAGGTAAGGGTATGGCATGGGTTGAGTCTGTTGTTAAACAGGAGAAGCCTGACGTTGTTGTGCTAGACATGGGTGACAAGTTCTCTGACATGAAGAGTGAGCGCAGTGACATTACCCTCAAGGCTGCAGCTATCCATGCTCGTAACATTGCTAAGCAGTACGACTGTTGTGTGATATGGATGTCACAGTTAAGCGCAGAGGCAGAGGGTAGGACAGACCCTAACCAGTCTATGATGGAAGGCAGTAAGACAGGCAAGGCTGCAGAGGCAGACCTTATGGTACTTATTGGTAAGGCTGCTCAAGTTGAGGGGCAGGATGAAGATCCAGTGCGTTATCTTAACCTTGCCAAGAACAAACTAAACGGGTATCAGGGAAAGATTACTTGTGTGCTAGATGGATCACGTTCTATCTACACGGCTTAGGAGATAGACATGAGACTAGTATTAGACGTTGAGAACAGTGTGACTTGGAGGGATGGCAAGATCTTTAACGATCCCTTTGAGCCTACCAACACGCTGACTCAGGTTGGCATGGTCAATGCTGACAATCACGAAGAGTTACATATTGTAACATTAGATCACAATGAAGCTAAGGATACATCAGGTACAGGCCGTGCATTGATACAGGGTGTTCTTGACATGACAACCTTGCTCATCATGCACAATGCCAGGCATGACTTAATGTGGATGTGGGAAAGTGGCTTCACCTATGATGGCCTTATCTATGACACCATGCTTGCTGAGTATTTACTTCTACGTGGGCAGAAGGATGCTATCTCTCTTAGCGCCTGTGCCATACGCCGTGACCTAGCTGAGCAGAAGGAAGACTACCTGTCTACATGTATCAAGAAAGGTATCAACACAAATGAAACTGATCTCAGTAAGCTTAGCCTTTATCTTAGGGCTGACCTGCTCACAACTAGTGAGTTGTTCCACTCTATCGAAGCAGACTACGCTACCCCAGAAAGTAAGTCCCTTCACACAGTCAGAGATGTTACCTTCGATACCTGCAAGACCCTCACCAGAATGTACATGTCAGGAATCAGGGTGGATCTTGAAGAACTAGAAAAAGTTAGAAAGCAGTTTGAGGATGAACGATCAGAGCTAGAGACACGACTTCAAACTAAGGTGCGTGAGCTTATGGGTGACACGCCTATCAATATCAACTCACCAGAGCAGATGTCTCAGGTTGTGTTTAGTGTTCGTATGAATAACAAGAAGGAATGGGCTGGACTGTTTGAGTTCACCAACACACCCGCTGAATTTCGCTCAGCAGTAAACTCCAACAGCCATCCTATCTATCGTACCAAGGCATTCACTTGCCCTACCTGTGAGGGTTTAGGCAAGACATACAAGACCAAGAAGGATGGCACTAAGTTTGCTAAGCCTAACAAGTGCAAGGACTGTGACACTCGTGGGTTCCAGCTTACTCAGACACAACAAATTGCTGGATTGCGGTTCTCTGCACCTAGTAAGAAGTGGGTCAGTGCCAATGGGTTCAGTACAAGTAAGGATAAGCTGACACTCCTGATTGGTACAGCCAAGACACACAACAAGGATGAGGCTGTTTCATTCCTGCAGGACTATCTACGCTTCTCTGCTATCAGCAGCTATCTGTCTACGTTTGTGGATGGCATAGGTATTTACTCAAAGGATGATGGTTTCCTACACGCCACGCTCACTCAGAGTGTAACAGCTACTGGACGTTTCAGTGGTAAGGAACCCAACATGCAGAACATGCCACGTGGGGGTACATTCCCTGTTAAGCGTGTGTTTGTGTCACGCTGGGATGGTGGTTACATATGTGAGTCTGACTTTGCCCAGCTTGAGTTTAGGGCGGCAGCATTCTTGTCACAGGATGAGACTGCTATTGAGGAGATTAACACAGGCTTTGATGTACACAGTTACACAGCCAAGGTTATCTCTGATGCAGGCCAGCCTACAACGCGCCAGCAAGCCAAGGAACACACCTTCGCTCCTCTCTTCGGGGCTACAGGGTATGGTAGAAGTAAGGCAGAGGAAGCCTACTACATTCAATTCATTGATAAGTATAAGGGGATTGCAGCATGGCATAAGAACTTAGGTGAGGAGGCAATGCGCTTCAATAAGATTACTAATGTTTCAGGTAGGCAGTACGCTTTCCCTGACATATCTCGTAGGTCAAACGGGAGTGTAACACACTTCACTATGATAAAGAACTATCCAGTGCAGGGCTTTGCAACAGGTGATGTTGTACCTGTCGTACTCAATGAGATGTACAGGCGTCTTGAGCCTATGCAATCCTGTCTGGTAAATACTGTACATGACTCAACAGTTATTGACATACACCCTGATGAAGTAGATCAGGTATTAGGTATGGTAAATGATATGAATGAGGGCTTGACTGATCTAGTTGAGTCAGTGTATGGAATAAGAATGAACGTCCCTCTATTATTAGAAGCTAAAATTGGGCCTAACTGGCTTGACACAGTGGATGTATGAGGTATAACTAGGTACTCTTTGACTCTATTAAAAGGATATAGAAATGAGCAATGAACTACAAATCGCAGCAGATCGTGGACAGTCTATGGCTGAGCTTATGGGTGTGTCTTCCGCACCAGCACAGCAGGCTACACCATCTATTGCACGTGTCGGTATGATCCACCAGCCTATCATGGGTGAGGTTGAGTTCAACGGTAAGACAATCAAGACAGAGGTTGTTCCAATAGGTGCGTTTACTCTGGTGCAGGGTGACGATAAGGTATACAGCAATGGTATTACCCTACGTGTATTCGCTCAGCGTAATCAGTGGCAGCGCTGGAACAGTGAGACAGAGGAGATGGAGAAGTCTATCATGTCTAACTCACTCAACGGTGACATGAAGGATAGCGTTGGTGGGTTTAACCTTGGGCGTCCTACAGGATACATCGAAGACTTCCAGTCACTACCTGAGGCTACCAAACAGATCATGCGTACAGTAAAGCGTGTCAAGGTATTCTTTGCCACAGTCACACTAGACAACCCTATCAATGACAAGGGTGAGCCTGTGACAGGTGACTTTACTGATGTGCCTGTGGTCATGGATGTTAAGAACCGTGACTCACTCAAGAGCATTGATGCTGTACTGAATGGCTTGAACCGTAAGAATCTCTTACCTATCATGTCTACCATTAAAATGCTGGGTGTAGAGGATAGCATTCCTACAGGTGCTAAGTTTGGTAGGATCGAAGCCAAGCTAGGTAGCAGCGTTGATCTGTCTGACAGTGACAATGACACACTAAAAGACTTCATTGATCTTGTTGAGTACATGAATGGCAAGGTGCTGGATCTACACAATGAGCGTAGCAATAAGGATCTGTCTGCCTCTGATGAGGCTATGGTTAATGACATCCTCAACAACGACTTCATTGAGGTGGAGTAATGAATCATCCAGCAGAACTAATGGTCTTTAACTTCTTACAGAAGGCCATGGCTGGTGAAGCAACAATGACGGAGGCGGTAACCAAACAGGTTGCCGCTGACGTTGAGGCAGCTATGGATAAGCAGTTCAACTCAGGCCCACGTAATGACTTCCGACTTCGTATGTCTAACATAGGTAAGCCTAAGTGCCAGCTATGGTTTGAGAAGAATGATCCAGAGGGTAAGACACCCTTCCCGCCACACTTCCTAATGAACATGATCCTTGGTGATATTGTTGAGGCTGTGTTCAAGGGACTGCTACGTGCAGCAGGGGTAGACTTCAAAGACAATGACAAGGTTGTACTTAACCTGCCTAACGGTCAGAAGATCAAGGGTGAGTATGACATGGAGTTGGATGGGCGCATTGATGATGTTAAGTCTGCATCACCGTGGTCATACGATAACAAGTTTGCATCCTTTGAGACACTCTCTCAGGGTGACAGCTTTGGGTACGTGGCACAGCTTGTGGGCTACGCAGAGGCCGCTGGAAAGGATGTAGGTGGCTGGTGGGCAGTGAACAAGGCTAACGGTCACTTCAAGTACGTAGACGCCTCTGAGGTGGACAGGGAAGCCGTGCTGGCTGACATCCAAGCCTTAGCTGATTACATAGATAACGATGAACCGTTTGAGCGTTGCTATGAACCAGTAGAAGAAACATTCTATCGTAAGAAGACAGGCAACTGGGTGCTACCATCATCATGTAAGTTCTGTAGCTTCAAGCACAAGTGCCACACTAGCTTGCAGCCACGGCCTAGCATCCCTAGTAAGTCTAAGAACCCACAAGAGGTTGACTATACTTACATTGCACCTGAGTACTTAGATGGCTAGAAGACATAACTCTCGCTTGTATCGCAGTGGTCTTGAAGTTGAGGCTGCTGCGTACCTCAAGGACAGGCAGAAGATCGTAGCCTATGAAAAGCTAAAGATAGAATGGGAGGATCTAAAGTATCGTACTTACACACCTGACTTTGAGCTAGACAATGGTATCATAATAGAAATGAAGGGGTTGTTTTCTTCTGCAGATAGACGTAAACATATAGAGATACAACGTCAGCACCCCACACTAGATATTCGTTTTGTATTTAGTAATGCTAACTCAAAGCTTTACAAGGGCGCTAGAAGTAGGTATTGCGATTGGTGTGATCAAAAGGGTTTCCAATGGGCGCACCGTGTGATACCAGAAGAGTGGTTGAAAGAAAGAGGTAAGCGTATGAAAGAGCAACGTGTCAAAGTAAAGAGGAGAGAATAATGAGCTACGAGATAAAACCTGGTGACATAGCTATTATATTATCTCCTGTAATTGAGAAAGGTGAATGGACTGGTAACATCAAAACAGGAATGGTGTTTGGTTCTCCTGGCTCTGAGGATGGTATGAGCGCAGCTTTAGATGAAGCACTTACTATGTCTGCAGCACAGAAATACCTAGAGCTTTACCCTGATGCGTGGGAAGACTTTGTGGATTTAAGAGCAGATATAATGCAAGCCATGTTTCCTGATCAATATGCAGAGGCAGAAGAAGAGTTGGAAGCAGATAAAACCGTTGAAGTAGAAGGTAATGTCTATAGGCTAGGCCGCTGGACAAAAACAAAGGGAAATGCATGAAGAAGTTTAGTATAACCTTTGTTGCTAAGATAGATGACAGTAACAACATACTATCTGCATACGAAGACAATCATGAACAAGACATTCATGACTTGATTACAGATGTTATCTATGACATAGATGATATTGAAATAGAAAACTTAAACGTGAGAGAGAGACAATGATTACTCAGGAAGACATAGACGCATTCGCTGCAATGGCAGACGTTAATACTCAGGATTATTCATACTGGGTTGAAGGTAAGATCGTCACAGAAGGCGAGACACGCTTAGTTGAGAACACACTAGGCTTAGTAGGTGAAGCAGGTGAGGTAGCAGAGAAGATCAAGAAGATGCTGCGTGATTCTACAAAAGTCTCACCAGATGAACTAGTCAAAGAGTTAGGTGATGTAGTGTTCTACGTTACTGCCCTAGCCAATTACTTTAACAGTGACTTAACAGAGGTACTGCAGGCTAACATGGACAAACTAAACAGCCGTGCAAGACGGGGTGTTATTAGAGGATCAGGAGACAATAGATGAGCAACGAATTACCAACAGATTACCAAGCATTCATCCACAAGTCGCGGTACGCAAAATACTTCGATGGTAAAGGCCGTGAGTCATGGGGTGAAACAGTAGGACGCTACATGGATAACGTAGTAGGTAAAGCAGTAGGGGGTATTAAGAACAGCCTAATCAAAGACCTTGAGCAAGCTATCCTTGGACAAGAGATCATGCCATCTATGAGGGCAATGATGACAGCAGGCCCAGCGCTAGATCGTGACAATACAGCAGGTTATAACTGTAGCTACTTACCCGTAGATGACCCTAAGTCCTTCGATGAGGCTATGTACATTCTCCTCTGCGGGACTGGTGTCGGGTTCTCCGTTGAGCGCCAGTTCATCAGCAAGCTCCCAGAAGTGCCTGAGTTGTTCGAGAGTGAGTCTATCGTTGTCGTTAAGGACAGTAAGGAAGGCTGGGCTAAGGGGTTCCGTCAAGTTCTCGCACTCCTCTGGGCTGGTGAAATACCTAAGTGGGATGTATCTCAGGTACGCCCTGCAGGTGCAAGGCTTAAAACGTTTGGCGGTAGAGCATCAGGCCCAGCGCCTCTTATAGAATTGTTTAACTTTGCTGTATCTACATTCAAGGCTGCACAGGGACGCAAGCTTAGCTCTATGGAATGTCACGACTTGATGTGCTTTATTGGTCAGATCGTTGTCGTGGGTGGGGTGAGGCGTTCAGCTATGATCTCATTGTCTAATCTTAGTGATGATCGTATGCGATATGCTAAGTCAGGTCAATGGTGGGAGACTGCAGGACACCGTGCCTTGGCTAATAATTCTGTATCATACAGTGAGAAGCCAGACATGGAAACGTTCATGCGTGAGTGGTTGTCTTTGGTTGAGTCTAAGTCTGGTGAGCGTGGCATCTTTAATCGTGAAGCATCCAAGAAGCAAGCAGCTAAGTTTGGTAGGCGTGATCCTAACTATGAGTTTGGTACAAACCCTTGTTCTGAAATAATTTTACGTCCGTATCAGTTTTGCAACTTAACGGAGTGTGTTGTACGTGCTACAGATACCATTGATGATCTTGAGCGTAAGGTACGCCTAGCTACAATCTTGGGTACAATCCAGTCTACCATGATTAAGTTTCCCTACTTACGTAAGGTATGGCAGAAGAACACAGCAGAAGAGAGATTGCTTGGCGTGTCTATGACAGGCATCATGGACAACCCTCTAATGACACATGAAAACAGAGGATTGGAGAAGACACTTGAGCATTTACGATCCATCGCTGTGGCTACTAATGCTGAGTGGGCTGAGTTGCTTGGCATCCCTGTCAGTGCTGCTATCAGCTGCGTTAAACCTTCGGGTACGGTATCACAACTGGTTGATTCTGCTAGTGGAATACATGCTCGTCACAGCCCCTATTATATTCGTACTGTGCGTGGTGACAATAAAGATCCTCTGACACAGTTCATGATTGATCAGGAAATTCCTAATGAGCCTTGCGTTATGAAGCCTGACTCTACTGTGGTGTTCAGCTTTCCTGTAAAGTCTCCTAGTGGTGCAGTTACACGTAACGACATGACAGCAGTAGAGCAGCTAGAGTTGTGGCTGACGTATCAACGCTCATGGTGTGAGCATAAGCCTAGCGTGACTATCTCAGTACGGGATGCTGAGTGGATGGCTGTGGGTGCATTTGTATATGAACACTTCGATGAGATGTCAGGTGTATCATTTCTGCCACACTCAGATCATACTTATCAGCAAGCGCCTTATCAGGATTGCACCCAAGAGGAGTATGAAGAGATGCTTGCCAAGATGCCAGCTAATATTAATTGGGAACTACTTAATGAGTACGAGAGTGAAGACAACACAGTATCTATGCAGACGATGGCTTGCTCTGGGGATAGCTGTGAGATAGTAGATCTGGTATGAGCTATGTAGTAATAAGCACAGACAAGTGTGAGTTTTGCGCTAAGGCAAGGGACTTGTTACGAGAAAAACGGGTAGGCTTCACGGCCTACTCACTTAATTCACCAAGTAGTAGATGGCTATTGACACTACTTAAACAAGCAGGTATGAATACCGTACCACAAATATGGGACAACGAAGGTAATCACATAGGTGGTTATACAGAGTTAGCCCAACATCTTAAAGGGAAGTAAAAAATGGAAGCACTATTTATATTCGCAGTAACATTGTTCATCTCATTGGGGGTTACTCAGGAGATTGTAATACCAGCGGGTGAGTACGTTATTGAGAAAGGCAGTGAAGCTTACGATGCAGGTAAAGAACTAATTACTGGCACAGAAACAGAGTAAGATATAAGGCTCAGCGTTACGGCGCTGGGCTTTCCTTTAATGTAGGAGTATGTAATGAGCACATGTAATACTTGTGGGGTAACACTGTCAGACAATAATTGGCAACCCTCTTGGCGTAGTATGGGTAGGACACAGTGTAAAGACTGCTGTAACCCTAACCGCCTGATTAAAAACCCTACACGCATGTACGTCAACGGTAAGTACGTATCACGTAAACATCCTTTCTACAAACCTGGTAGATACAAGACGTTTAATGATGCAGCCTTTGAGGGTACGTATAAGTTAGATAGTATTAAAGAGGGCTACGTCTATGTCATAACAAACAAAGCATGGCTTGGCTGGGTTAAGATAGGTATGGCTATTGACGCAGAGGATCGTTTAAACGGGTATCAAACAAGCAGCCCTATGCGTGACTTTGTGTTGGAGCACTACGTTGCCTCTAATGACAGGCGTAAGTCAGAGAAAGAGGCCCACGCTAAGGCGTTACCTTTGTCTATTGACTGTAAGGGTGAGTGGTTTAAAATGTCAGTAGAACAAGCAATAACAATACTGGATAATCTGGATGAACAACATCGAACCGTTATCAAAGCCGACACGCACGAGAAGAAAGACAACTTACAAGGGAGCCTCTTCTAAGCCTACCTCTGGTATCACCCCTAAGACGGTCAATCAGGGTAAGCTAATTAAAGCTATTAAATCTAGTAAGCAGGTGCTAATACTTGGCCCTGCTGGTACTGGTAAGACTTATGTTACAGCTACATGTGCAGCAGATCTATATACTACCAAAGAGATTGACAGGATTGTTATCACACGTCCTCACGTAGCTGTAGGTAAGGACATTGGCTTTCTGCCAGGTACGCTTGAAGAGAAAGCACAACCGTGGGCATTGCCTGTGTTAGACGTACTGATTAAACACTTAGGGCGTGGCGCTGTTGATACTGGTGTAAAGAACGGTAACATTGAAGTAGCTACACTAGCGTTGATGCGTGGGCGTAGCTTTGACAATGCGTTCATTATCGTAGATGAAGCACAGAACATCGACATACCAGAGATCAAGATGTTGTTGACACGTGTAGGTGAAGGTAGTACTATTGTACTCAATGGTGATATTCAGCAGTCTGACTTGAAGGGTACATCTGGTCTATCTAAGATCATACACCTAGCTAAGAAGTATATGCTTGATGTACCAGTAGTAGAGTTTGGCATTGATGACATTGTGCGTAGTGGTATCTGCGCTGAGTGGGTCAAAGTGTTTATGAAGGAAGGCCTGTGAAGTTAGAACAAGAAGCGAAAGCACACGTAGAAGGTAGGCGCATTAAGTTTTATGATGAGTTAGCTATTCATATATCAGATCTTGAGTTACATATACACAAGACTCTCTGGCAAAGTGCAGAAAGAGACAAAGCACTAGAGCACTTAACTGCATGTCAGCTATGGGCAAAACACTGTGCTAAACGACATGGTATAAGATAAAGAAAAGGGGAGCTTAATTGCTCCCCTCTCTCGTTTACATCCTAGACATTGCATCGTAGATACCATCTAGGTAATCTATATATTCTATGTATAGTGCTAGTTCTTGGTAGCTCATATCTAAAGGATCAGTGACTTCTATACCACGTCTTTCTTTTAGTAGCCTCTTGGCTTCTCTTCGTACTTCCTTTGATACCTTTTTCTCAGCTGTCATAGCAAGTGCAAGTTTAGCATTCTCTATGCCAGTCCCCCCAGCCTTCATGTACTTCCTGTACTCACCCTTTGTATCAGAGACTATACGCCGTAGGCTTTCTCTCTTCTGAGTAAGGCTACCCTCCTTAAAGTCTTTTCTCCTAAGGAGTCTCTGTGCCTTTTTCTCTAGTACAGGTGCTATCATTGTATTGAATGCCCTATCATAACCCGCAACCTTAGTTCTTTCAGAAGCCTGCCAAGGAAACATCTCAGCCATGGAGTATGCTTTTTCTGTCGCTGTTCTACCAGGCTTAATAGTTAAACCAAAGATACGTGCAAAGGGGTTAGCATCATAGACATCCCCCTCACGTGTAGCAACTCTAAGCTCCTCACCTGTGATACCACCTATCTTATCATCAAACATCTCAAAGATATTATCCACATATTTAGAGGCTGACAGAGAGAATGTCTCAGCTGCAGAATCCGCCTGACGTACATCCTTAGCTGTATCTGTACCCATAGCGAAGCCAACTGTTTTATTTACAGCATCCAGAGGGCGAGTAAACCCTGAGGCAAAGTTCCCTGCTATCTTAGCTATACCTCTAGCATTTGCTGCACGAGCACTAGGGTCTTGATTTAAAAGAATATCTAAAAGATTATTTATATCGTTACCAAACTGGGCGTCACGAGCAAGTTGTCCTACTGCTAGTTGTGTACCCATCTCTTGAATTAGCTCCTTAGGGACATCTTCATCACGTATCATCATATTCATAATACGCCCTGCAGCAAGAAATGCAGAGAAAGGATAGGTGTTTTTAGCGTCTACAATAGTTCCACCACCTACGTCAATCTCATTATAGGCTAGGCCTTTCTTACGGCGCTCTTCATCGAATGCAGCAGCTGCACCTAAAGCAGTAGTACCCACCAACATACGTGAAAAAGCTTCTTGCTCAGTCAGGGTTGAAGAAACATCTTTACCCAAAGCCTTTTTACCTGACTTTGCTACAAACTTAGCTAGTAATTCTGGAGCAGCCAAAGGTGACCACTGGTAGGCAGTGGCTATTACGTTATTAAAGAACCTACCAAATGGTAGAATAGTGCCTAAGCCAGGTGCGTTAGATACTACCTCTACTGCTTTAGCTAAGCTCCTAGTAATCTCTGGTTGGTTTTTAGCAGTGTAGTCTTTAGAGTATACAGACTTAAGAGTTGTATCAAGAGCAGCACCCATCACCTCATCATCAAGCAACTTAGAATCACCAGAAGCTAGTACCTCTCTAAAGGTCTTATTGTGCTTTAGCCTTACGGCTTTGTCTATCTCAGACATAAACATTTGAGACTTAGTAAATGTGTCTTGAACCCGTACACCTGTAATAGTATTAGCTGCATTAGCTATAGCTTCCACGTTTTTATAGACAGAACTACTAGGATCAATGCCATGCCTTACAGCATTCTGATCAACACCACCAGCCATTGTTTCAAACAAGGCCTTCTTAATATCTGGGTTCTCTTCTAGTAATTCTAGGTATGCATCACGTGTTGTATAAGGATCAAATAAGTTACGCATCTTCTGACCCTGCAAAGCAGTCAGAGCAGACATTCTTTGGAAGGACTGTTTAGCAGCCTTAGGGTCAATAGCTATTTGAGCTACACCTCGTGCTCCATACAGTCCCGCATTGAATACATCTGCAAGTGTTTGGCCTGCAGCAAAAGTTCCATAACCTACCACGTTGAGTGCCGTAGTTGCGGGTGAGGATACAAGCAAACGCTTCCATACACCTTGGGTATACTTGAGATATTCTTTCTTCTCTGATGCTGTTGTGTTCTCCTCCACGTTTTTCATTGTAGCTTCTAGTGCATCACTACTTGCGACTATAGAAGCATCAAGCGTCTTACGCAGTTGTGACATAACGTTCAGCTTTTTAGCAGCATCACTAGTATCATATGCAATCAAGTCAC